TGGAAGGGCTGCGAAGTACGCGGCCAGTCTGCGCGTGCGTACGACGCGCGTAGCGACGTTGAAGGAGGGTACGCGGGCGGTAGGGTATCTGATTCAGAATACGACGCAGAAGGCTAAGCTTGTGCCGCCGCATCAGCGCGCCAGATGGGTGCTGGACTTCCGGCTTGGCCCCTCTCCCGAACTGACGATGTTCCAGACGCTTCTGGACGCGAAGCGGATCAAGTCAGCCGGAGGCGGTGATTACGTTGCGAAGGGAATCGTGCCGAAGTCGTTTACCCGGCTTGAATGGGTTGACCTGCTCCGCGGGCATGCCGATTGGCGGGCGGTTGCGGCGCAAGCGGCTGTGCGGGCTACGGTGGATCAGGTGAGCATCTTCAACGCGCCCCCCGACGAACCGGAATTTGAAGATTCCGAAGCGGCCGGAAGTGACGCGGAAGAATAGGGTTATGGTTGAAATAGTGTGCGCTGCATGATTTTGCACGTATATTTTCGTTGACACAGTGTCAAAGCGTGCTAGACTTGTGGACGTGTGAGGGGGAATGAGAAGAAAAAGAGTTTCAAGATCACCTGCGTGGCGTGAGTTGGAACGAAGGTTCAGTAGAAAGGAACCAGCATATGACAGACGTACTGGAAGCTGCGGCACCTGTGGAAGCGCCCGCGAAGAAGGCGGTCGTGAAGAAGGCGGTCGCGAAGGTGGTGGAGAATCTGATGGTCAACTTCTCCGCGACCGGCGGCAAGAAGGACAACGCACGCTTTGCGGAAGTGGACGCGAAGAAAGTGCACGTTCTGAAGGGGTTCAATCCCCGCAAGAAGTTCGACAATATCGACGGGCTGGCCGGTCTTATCAAGGCGAACGGACTGGCGAACGCGCCGACCGTGCGCCCGGACCCGGAGAAGGAAGGGCACTACTGGATCGTTGCCGGCGAACGGCGATACCGGGCGGTCAACCAACTCGGTTGGGAAAAGATCCCGGTCACGATCCGTGATGACCTGGCCGGACCGGACAACGATCTGAAGGCGCTGGCGCTGGCCGGAGCAGAAAATGACGGCGAAGGCCGGCAGGAATTAACCCCTTTGGAACGGGGTGCACTCTACCAGAGCTTCGCCGATCAGGGTTGGTCGGTGAAGAAGATTGCCGCGAATTTGACGGCACACGACAGGGACGTGCGGCGCTGCATCGACCTGCACAATGCGCCGGAGGCGATTCAGAAGAAGGTCGAGAAGGGCGAACTCGGGTTCGTTGCCGCATTGGAGATGGCGGCATTGGACGAAGATACGCAGAAGAAAGTCTTCGACCACTTCAAGAAGACCGGCGCGGAAATTTCCGCAGCCGCCATCAAGCAGGTCGCCAAGAGCGGTGCTGTGGAAGCCGGCGAAGAACCGGCTAAGGGCAAGAAGAAGGGCAAGGGCAAGGGCGGTGCGTCCAGTCCTGCCGGGTTGGTCGCCTGGAAAGGCGGCAAGGCCAAGAGCTTGCAACTTTCCGAGATGTGCTACTTGTATGTCAACGCCATCGACGCGGAAGTCGGCAGCACGAACTATCACGAAGTTCGGGGCGTGATCGGGTGTCTGTTCTGGGAACGCGGTGATATCGCATACCCGAAGATGCCGCCGCTGGACCCGGCTGAGGCGTTGGACCCGGCGAACGCCAAAAAGGAACTCAAGCGTTTGCAGGCGATGATCGAAGCTGAAGCACTCAAGCACACGCCTGATGATGGCGACGATGCTGCGGCCGGCAAAGACCCGGAAGATCCGGATGCAGCGGCGTTCGACGACAGTGGCGATGACGACTAACGGGCACGTGCAGTACACGCGTGCGAAATAACTGCAAGTGTACGACGGACAAGCGCAGCGGAAAAACAAACCGGTCGTGTGTGTTGCAACCGCGACCGGTTTGCGTTGCAGGCGTCCTTATAGGTGGGAGGGTCGAAAAGCCCGCAAGTGAAAGACCACCCGCAGTTCCCGTTTTGACAGTGTGTCAACGCTCAAAGGACACTATGCGACAAATGTGTATTACCGGTAAGCGTGAAAAGGCGGTGTTGACTGAAGAAGACGTACGAGAAATCCGGCGGTTGACGAAGACAGACCGGAAGAACTGGCCGCAGCGGAGGCTGGCGATGGCGTATGGCGTGAGTCGAAGCTGTATCAGTATGGTTATTCAAGGGCGGATTTGGAAGCACGTGTCGTGACACAGTGTCAAAGAAAGCATCCGATGAAGCAGTGTACGAAGCTGAAACCGCCGCGACCGGCGTTCACAATGAAGAATCCGAACGCGGAATTGTATTTGGGGGACGCGACGGAAATCATGCCGCAGTTGTCAAATTCCGGTCTGTTCCGGTCGGTAGATTTGATCTTTGCGGACCCTCCATTTAATCAAAATGACGACTACGGCGACGAATTCACGGACAAGATGTCGCCGGAAGCGTATCGTGGGTGGACGCGAACGTGGATACGGGAAGCGGCATTGTTGCTACGACTTGGCGGCTCAATGTTCGTTCATGTCCCGGATCATATCGTGTCCTGTTGTTACGAAACGATGCGCGGCTGCGGACTGACCGCGATCAATTGGATCATTCTGCATCAGGAGTTCGGGCAGTACGGCGAGGGCCGGTTCATCAAGTCGAAACAGCACCTTCTGTACTTTGTCCGACCCGGAGGCGAGCGGACTTGGAACGTGAAGGAAGTGCTGGAACCGTCATTGCGGTTGAAGACGGGCGATCCGAGAACGGCGACTGCGAAGTTCAAGGGGATGCGTCCAATGCTGGACTGCTGGATGGGGCCGAACTTGGGTCGCGTTCAAGGCAACAACGCGGAGCGATGGAAGAATCACCCGAACCAACTGCCCGAAATGTACCTTGCTCGGATCATTCGCTGCGCAAGCAATCCGGGCGACCTGGTGTTCGACCCATTTCACGGGACCGGCACGACTACCGTAGTTGCGCGGGCGCTGGGCCGGCGGGCCAAGGCGTGTGAACTGAGCAAGTCGCTTGCAACATCAAGCTGGAATCGCGTGAAGAAGGGCGCTGTCCGGGATGTTGCGGGAATTCTATACAACGGAGGCGTGTGATGGGCACTGCGCAGGAATGGATCGACGCTACGATTGCCGGTAAGGTGCCGTGGAAAATCACGGGTGAAGTCGGCGTGTTTCGCGCGACGTACGGAATGCAACTGTTGGTCTTGAAGAAGTGCGAAAGCGGCTGTTATGAACTGTGGGGCGGCACGGCAACTGAAGACGAAAGACTGTGGTGTCGGGAAACTGAGGAGAACAATAACCTGTCGAAAGCATACTGTGCGATCTACTGTGCGATCATGTCTGAGTTGAATGCCGTGAATCACCCGCCGCACTACCAAGCGGCGAACGACCCCACGGGAACGTACGAAGCGATCAAGGTGATCGAAGCGTGCGAACTCAATTTTCATTTAGGCAACGTGGTGAAGTACATCCTGCGTGCCGGGAAGAAGGACGACGCGCTGAAAGACTTGCGGAAAGCTGCGTGGTATCTGCAACGGGAAATCGAACGTCGTGAGAAAAGCGTTGACACTGTGTCAGGGGAAGGCTGATTTGTGCCTGACGACGACGGTCGTCAACTGCAATGGCAACAGGAAGCGCTGTGATGTCTTTTATATCATGCGACCCGGTCCGTGGGGAAACCCGTTTGTGATAGGTTGTGACGGGACGCGGGAAGAAGTGATTGCGAAGCATCGGGCGTGGTTGCTGTCGCAACCGGAGTTAGTTGAACGTGCGAGAAAGGAATTGAAAGGAAAAACGCTGGCGTGTTGCTGCAAGCCGCTGGCGTGTCACGGCGACGTACTTGCAGAGATTGCGAATGAACCAATGGCTAATCCGATACTCATTGATGGCAACAACCTGGCAATGCGCTCTATCATGCTTGCCGCAACAGATGATCTGAAGGCCGGCGAAACCTTTACGGGGGGTATTTGGGGTACGCTCAGCCAACTGTCGAGCATCCTGACTAATCCGTTGCTGAATGCGGCGGAAATCTTCGCGTTCTGGGACGCCGGAATTCCGGAGTTTCGGAAGAAGCTGATTCCGGAATACAAGGCGGAACGGAAGGAAAAGCAGTCCAAGCTGACGCCGGAACAGAAAGAGAAGGCGTACGGGCAATTGATGCCGATCCGGAAGATGCTGGGGCTGCTGGGGGTTGTGTGTGTGTCCTACAAAAACCGGGAAGCGGATGACGGCGTGGCGGCTGCTTCGCAGTTGCTGGTTCAGGCCGGGCGGTCACCGATCATTGTCAGTAGCGACAAGGATCTGTATCAGTGTGTCCAGTGGGGTGCCGCGCAGTGGGATATTAACAAGCGCGTGCTGGTCAGTGAAGACAACTTTACGGACGCGACGGATGGCGTGGAATTGGAGCGGTGGCTGCTGTACCGGACGCTGGTTGGGGATACGTCGGACGGTATTAAGGGTGCACCGGGTTGCGGCCCGGACCGGGCGAAACAGGCGATAGCGCTTCTGGAAGACACGGACCCGTTAGGGAGCGTTCCTGGCTTGGCGTCCAAGCTGGCGGACAAATGGCCGGGAGAGTGCGGAGAGATATCCGCTAAAGCGCCGAAGTGGGCGCAGGGCATATGGAAGGATGCGGACCGGTTGGGATGCGAGATGGCGGGTATTGACTTGGAAGCGTCTTTCGGCGATCCGGCCGTGCTTGCGCCCGTGCTTACCAGACGACCGCTGGTGCAGCCGTGGGCGTTCCTGCGGTTCTGCCGGGGGTTGAACTTTAAGAGCGTCCTGAGCGATCCTGACCGCTTTATCGGCCCATTTAAGAAGGCGGCAGACCGGAGGTTCATGTGAATGTCAAAGAACGCGTTTTTCTTCGCCGGCTGTCCGTGGCGATGACTGCATTGACCGATTTGGTTCCGATGAATAATGCTGATATCTACCGGATTAGCCTGATGTGCCGCACATCGGGGGTCGTTGGTAAACGCGCGGCAAGTGCGCTCGCGTGCGCTTCTGATGATGCGCTTGGTGGGATTGATAGTGCGTTGGATGACTTGGCGGAAATTGAGAAATGTATTCAGCAGGCCAAGATGGCAGTCCGGCAACGCGACCCGGCAACGTGAGTAAATATGCACGTTGCATATTTATCTTGACAGGGTGACGCAGTTGCTGTAGGATTCTTCGGTTGTTTGAAAGGAAGTGATTTATGGTTTGGACAGGAAAAGAAGAAATCGGGTTTGATACAGGACGCAAGGCGCGCGTGCCGGGCGGCGTTATCGGGATCAACGCTGCCGGGTCTGTCGTGTATTGCGGTTCCGAGCAGACGATCAACAAAAACACGCCGATGCAGGAATTGACCGCAACGGATGGCACTCCGTTGACTGCCGTGGAACTTCGCGAACTGGCGGAGAACCAGGTTCGCATGTGGCGTCGGGTTGCCAGTGACGCGAAGGGAGAATGACGGTGAAATTCGCAGTGTGTGCCGATCTTCAGTTCGACCTGTACAAGCGGCTGTCTACGCCACATCCGAACGGCGGGACAAGTCGCTTGGCCGATGCGCTGGCGTGTTGGGACTGGATTGTCGATACGGCGGTCAAGCGGGGGTGTGAACATCTGTTGGTTCTCGGGGACATCTTTGAGTCGCGGACGACGTTAGACCTTCCAGTGCTGGACTTGGTGTGCCGGGCGTTTGAACGTGCGAGCAAGAAGATTGGACTGACGATCCTTGCCGGAAATCACGATTCATATTTGCGGCATGCGGGGATCAACAGCATTCAGGCGTTCAAGGGGTACGCGACCGTGATTGATACGCCAGCTTGCGCGGAATACGCGATTGGCGTGTGGTTCGGATTTGTTCCGTGGACGGAAGATCTGACGGCGTTCAGAGAATCGGTTGACACTGTGTCAAAGGAAGGTGCCAAGTTTCTGTTTAGTCACGTCCTGCTGGAAGGCGCTACCGGGGGTGGGAAAGGCGTGCCGTTGGAGTATCTGCAGGCGGAAAAGTTTGACTACGTTGTTCTCGGGGACGTGCACGATTCGCAGGCGATGGCGGAAAATGTGTTCTACGTCGGTTCTCCGATGCAGATTGACTGGCGGGATGCTGGACAGCATCGCGGGTTTTATGTTTTCAGCGGCAACGGATTTGACTATGTCGAAAATACGATCAGTCCGCGCTTCTTCGTTGTAACGAATGAAGCGGAAGCACGGGTTGCCGGTGAAGGGGACTTCGTCCGGATACGGGTTCCGGACGGGAAGGAAGATGAAGCGAAGAAGGTCGTGACGCTGTTGGAGAGGCGCAAGGCGGCGTGGGTCGAAAGCGGAGCGGTCAAGGTCGAAGAGACAGTTCCCCGGTTGAAGGTCAGTGCGTCAGACGCACACGCCGACGCATTGACGAAGTACACGCGGCTGATGCTGCCGGAAGACGAAGACGTGATTGCGGATCTGGTGAGCGTAGGGCTGGATTTGTTGAACGAGGCGCGCACATGAAAGTCGTATTTTGGAGTCGCACGGACTGTTCGTGGGGGGAAAGGATTGGTAAGACAGAAGATAAGTCGGCAGTGGACTGCCGGACCTGAAGCTAGTGTAAGACTCAAAAGGAAATGGTGACTGTATGGGAATGATGGATTTTTTGAAACGGAGGATGCAGGACGGCGGTGACGCAATGACGCGTGCTAATCGCGCTGTGGAAGCAAAGAAGGTGAAAGCCGAAGCGGAAGCGGCCGCGATTCGTAAGAAGAAGTCGGAAGAAGTCGAAGCAGCCCGTAAGGATCGGGAAGCAAAGCGAGTGGCGGAAGCGGAAGAAATGCGGCGCATTCGGGAACTGACGAAGCCGAGCAAGCCGGCGAAGCTGGAACGCCGGGACGTGAATTGGGGAATCAGCAAGCGAGTCACGTGGAATCCACCACACCCGTTTGCAGGTGCCCGGCAGGTGTCGATCATGGGATTTGAAGGTAGGGATTTGCCTGTGAAGTTCGACGAAGACTGTTTGGCGTACATCAAGTCGCATCCGACATACGAGAACGCCGTGTTCTTCTTCCGGGTTGTTATGGCAGGCGGAAGCGTTTTCCATGTTCGGAAGCGCACGGCGGAACTGGACGCGGTGCTTGCAGAATATAGGGGAAAGGAAGTGCAACATGTTGCCGGTTGATCTGTCGATGCGTGATTATTTTGCGGTGGCGGCATTGCCAGCGTTGATTGAACGCGGTTCCGCGTGCGCTCCGGAAGCGGCGTATGCCATTGCGGATGCGATGTTGCAGGAACGCGCGCGGAAAAAGCCGGTGCGCGAAGACGATCCGATAAAGCTGCTGAACGTCAGTGCAGGAACGCAGGACGCGCTGGCGGTTGCGGGGATCAGGACGATGAAGGATTTAGCGCGTCTGGATCGGACGCGGCTGCTGAACACTGTCGGCGGTCCGATGTTTCTTCGGGAGATTATGCGGGCGTTTGTAGACCGGGGCGTTCCAGTTCCGGATGCGTGGCAGAAGAAAAAGAAGGATTGACACAGTGTCAAACAATAGCGGCTATCGGATCGGGTTGGTTGAGTA